TATATGGAAATATTGTTGGTACGGGATGTTCAGTATCATCGGTTGCTATTAGCACTGGTGGAAGAAACTACTCTGTTGGAATTTCTACTGTAGAAACATTTAATGTTACTGGAAATGGTTCTGGTTTAAAATTAGAAGTTACTGTGGGTTCAAATGGAACTATTACATCTACAACCATTAATCAACACGGAAATGGATATTCAATTGGTGACATAGTTGGAATTGTAACTTCAAATATTACAGGATCTTCTAATTTAAGTAAAGGTCAAAATGCTTTAATAACAATAACAGGAAATAATAATGCCATTGATACTTTGTATTTAAGTGGTGTTCAAGGAAATGCTTTCACAAATAATAGTACGTTAGAATATTATAATGATTCCAATACTAGAGTTACTTTAGGTTCTACTACTATTCGATCGTCTGAAACTTATGATTCATATTTTGAGGGAAATTACTTTAAAGTAAATCATTTTAATCATGGAATGTATGCAGCAAATAACATAGTTGAACTAAGTGGTATTACACCAGATACACCTGGAGTAATTTTATTATCTCAACTTCTAAGAACAGATTCTACATTAAATATATCTTCTGTAGACACCACATATTTCCAAACCTTTGAAGGATCTGCGGTTAGTCCATTAAATCCTGGATATTTAATAATTAACAACGAAATAATTAAATATACCACTGTCCAATCATCATCCCTAGAAGGTTTGGAAAGAGGTATTGATAATACTATTGCAATTAATCATCCAGAAAATTCAATTATTCGTAAATATGAACTCAGTGGTGTTTCTCTTAGAAGAATTAACAAAACTCATAACATTGTTGATTCTGGAATTGAATTGGATAGTTATTATTTGCAAATTAATAGGGATGGTTTCGAGGATTCAAATATTTTTGGATTTAATAGATCTGATGATGACCCAGGTAATTTCTATCCAATGCTATCCTTTAATTCCGAAAAAAATGTTGGGGGATCTACAGCATATGCATCGGAAAATATCATTTATGACACTGCAATACCTTTCTACAATATTATCATACCTGGAGCGACAACTGAAGTTACTGCACAGATGAGAACAATAACTGGTACTAGTGCAAATGGAAATGAAACCTCATTTACTGATCTTGGTTATGAAAATGTTCAAATCAATCAGGCAAATAAATTGAATAATATTAGAATGATTTCATCTAAGATTAATTCCGATGAATACTTGGATGCATTACCTAGAAATAAATCTTTAATAACAGCACTAACTTTATCATCAGATAATTACAATCTTTCACCAATGATTTTCTTGGATGATACATTCACAGAATTCCATAATGCAAGATTAAATAATCCAGTTTCCAATTATGTAATCGATGGTAGAGTAAATGGTCTTACAGATGATCCTCATGCAGCGATTTACGTTTCTAGAACTATTCGATTATCACAACCTTCAAACAGTCTAAGAGTTTTATTATCAGCATACAAACATCCATCTTCAGATTTCAGAGTTTTATATTCATTAGTAAGACCAGAATCAAATGAATCATTACCATCATTTAACTTGTTCCCTGGATATAATAATTTGACAATCGACAACAATCTTGATGGTTACTTTGATGTTGTCGATGAAAGTAAGAATAGTGGATTATCTGATACATTTGTTCCAAGTAGTTTGGAAAATCAATTCTTAGAGTATCAGTATACTGCAGCAAATGTTGGTCCATTTATTGGATTTACTATCAAAATCGTGATGTCAGGTACAAGACAAGATAAATATCCCAGATTTAGAGATTTAAGAGCAATTGCATTAGCATGATGGATCATTTAATATCAGTTGAAGGGCACCCTAATCTTTTCAGAGATGAAAAAACGGGTGCCATAGTGAATTGTGATAATGTAGCATATGAACATTATTTAAATAGTGTTTCAAATAGAATGAATACAAAAAAAGAAATTCAAAATCTAAAAGGTGAAGTTCAAGAAATTAAATCTCTATTAAAGGAGTTATTAAATGAAACCAGAAGACATTGAACTTAGTGATATTAACAAATTATTCGAATACGAAAAACATTGTAGAGTAATTGATGAACTAAGTGTTGATGAACTAAGGACTTTTTCTAAATTGTATTTTAAATTATATTTAAAACAGCAAGAAGTAGTATCATTATTTAACTAACATAAATAGTCCATAGGCGTATTTTTGATGGTAGATGGCATCACCATATGTAGTTAATTTAAGCATCAATAGTGGGACTTCTTTTACCCAGACATTTACTTTAGCTAATGAGAATGGGTCTGCACTTAATCTTACAAATTATGATGTTAAATCTCAACTAAGAAAACATCCTCAAAGTAACTCATATGTCAACTTCATCGCTACTGCTGTTTCTCCACCTTCTGGTGGTGTTATAAAAATTGAACTAGACCCATCATCTACTACCAGTTTAAAATCTGGAAGATATATGTATGACATTATTATCACAAATAACGGGACTGGTGAAAAAACAAAAGTTATAGAAGGTTCTGCGTTAGTTTCAAAAAGTATAACAAGAGATAGTTAATGCTATGGCAAAACCATCAACAAGACAAGAATTGATTGATTATTGTCTCAGAAGACTTGGAGCACCAGTATTAGAAATTAACGTAGATGATGATCAAATAGATGATTTAGTTGATGATGCTCTGCAATATTTTAACGAGCGTCATTTTGATGGTGTTGAGAGAATGTACTTAAAATATCAAATAACACAGGAAGATATTGATAGAGGTAGGGCAAAAGAAACTAATGGTACTGGAATAACAACCACCACAGGAACATCAAGTATTGGTACTTTTAATTTTTATGAGACCTCGAATTATATTCAAGTACCAGATTCTGTAATTGGAATAGAAAAAGTATTTAAATTTGATACCAGTTCGATATCTGGTGGTATGTTTAGTATAAAATATCAATTGTTTTTAAACGACTTATATTATTTTAATTCAGTTGAACTATTACAATATGCAATGGTTAAGTCATACCTTGAGGATATAGACTTTTTATTGACAACAGATAAACAAATAAGATTTAATAAAAGACAAAATAGAATGTATTTGGATATTGATTGGGGAGCACAATCTGCTGGCAATTTTATAGTTATTGATTGCTATAGAATTTTAAATCCTAATGATTTTACTAAAGTATACAATGATAGTTTCTTGAAACAATACTTGACATCTTTAATAAAAAGACAATGGGGACAAAATTTAATTAAGTTTAGAGGTGTTAAGTTGCCTGGTGGTATTGAATTGAATGGAAGAGAGTTATATGATGATGGGCAAAGAGAATTAGATGATTTAAAGCAAAGAATGACCTCCGAATACGAACTTCCCCCATATGATTTCATAGGATAATTATGGCATTAAATCCATTTTTTCTTCAAGGTTCAGATTCTGAACAAGATTTAATTCAACAGTTGATCAATGAACAACTTAAAATTTTTGGTGTGGAAGTATCATACTTACCCCAAAAATTTATCAGAAAAGAAACAATATTAAGAGAAGTTAGTGCATCAAAATTTGACGATAACTTTTCAATAGAAGCATATGTAAGTAATTTTGATGGATATACTGGATCTGGAGATATTCTATCAAAATTTGGAATGAACTTGAAGGATGAATTAACATTAATTATATCCAAAGAAAGGTTTGAGGATTTTATTGCACCATTCTTAACTGATATGGATCCAGATGAAATAATAGTATCTACTAGACCAAGAGAAGGAGATTTAATTTATTTTCCATTAGGTAAAAGATTATTTGAAATAAAGTTTGTTGAGCACGAACAACCATTTTATCAATTAGGAAAAACTTATGTTTATGAACTGAAATGTGAACTGTTCGAATACTCTGATAATATTGGTGGATGGGATAATGTAAATACAACTGTTGAAGAAATTGATAGAACTTTAGAAAATCAAGGATATATCACAACTCTTAAATTATTTCCTTCTGGAACACAAGCAACTGCAGAAACTTCTATCGTAACTGGATATGTTAGAAAAATAAATTTGATTAACGATGGATATAATTATACTACAACACCCACCGTATCAATTAGTACGGCTCCTTCAGGTGGTGTAAATGCAGAGGCAGTTGCAATTACTTCTTGTATAGGAAATTTCTGTTCTGTAAAAGAAATTTTATTAGTAAATCCTGGTGCAGGATATACTGTAGAACCTACAGTAATAATCTCAGGATCTACTGGTGTTGGAGCAACTGCAAGAGCAGTTATTGAAAAAACATATTCTGGGATTGGGAGTATAACAATAACTGATAATGGTTCTGGATACGTTACTTCTCCATCAATAGGATTTTCTGCGCCAACTGTTGGTGTTGCAATCACTGCAGCGGCAAGAACTATTGTAAATGCTGACGGTCAAATTAGTAGAATATTAATTTCTGATGCTGGAATTGGTTACACATCAAATCCAACAATATCAATATCAAATCCACCACTACTTGTTGGAATAAATACTTATATATTTAATGAAGTAGTTACTGGGGAAACATCTGGTGCCAAGAGTAGAGTAAAAACTTGGGACAGTACTACTAATACTTTAAAAGTTGGTACGGTAAGTGGAGACTTTATACCAGGTGAAATCATAGTTGGATCAATATCTTCAGCAAGATATCCACTTCAAAAGTACCAAGTATCTGATTTATATGATAAATATGAACAAAACGATGAAATTCAACAAGAGTCAAATTCTATTGTTGATTTTTCAGAATCTAATTTATTCGGTAACTATTAATGCTAGGAACATATTTTTATCACCAAAACATTAGAAAAACGATTATTTCTTTTGGTAATTTATTTAATAATATAACCATACAACACAAAGATGGTGATGGAAATGATTATAGTGATGTTAGAGTTCCTTTAGCATATGGACCAACTCAGAAATTTTTGGCACGTTTAGAACAACAGGCAGATTTGAATAAACCAGTTGCAATAACTTTGCCTAGAATGTCTTTTGAAATGAATTCTATAAAGTATGACGCCTCAAGAAAATCTGGTATCTCACAGTCATTCAAAGCTTCTGATGGGAATAATATAAAGAAAGTTTTTATGCCAGTTCCTTACAATATAGGATTTGAATTGAACATAATGGCAAAATTGAATGATGATGTACTTCAAATTATTGAACAAATTTTGCCATTTTTTCAACCAGCATTTACGGTAACAGTAGATATGGTTGATACTATTGGAGAAAAGAAAGATATACCAATAGTTTTAGATGACATTTCATTTAGAGATGATTACGAAGGTGATTTTTCCACTAGAAGAATTCTTTTATACACTTTACAATTTACAGCAAAAACTTATCTCTTCGGTCCTATATCCGATAGCACTGATGGTCTTATCCGCAAAGTACAAGTGGATATGTATTCATCTACTGATACTCAGACTGCAAGAAGAGAAATGAGATATACAGTTACACCAGATCCAATTGATGCAGATCCTGACGATGATTTTGGATTTAATGAAAATTGGGAGTTCTTTGGAGACGCTAAAGTTTATAGTCCAGTTCAACAAACGGATCTTTGATTATTATGAAACCTAAAAATTTTGATAAATTAGATGATGTATTAAATACATCGAGCGAGATTCAAATATGTGATAATTCTGATGCAATTGTAGTTAACAATGAAGTGAAAGAATTTTCGACATCTTCTGTTGATATAAAAAAAGATTATGAATATACAAGAGCAAATCTTTACTCTTTAATTGAAAAGGGGCAAGAAGCAATTGATGGAATTATGGAACTTGCTTCAGAAAGTGATCAACCAAGAGCATATGAAGTTGCTGGACAATTAATTAAAAGTGTTGGTGATGTTACAGATAAACTGATAGACTTGCAAAAGAAATTAAAAGATATTGAAGATGAATCAGTAAAAACAACAAATAATGTTACAAACAATGCAGTATTTGTAGGGTCTACTTCCGAACTATCAAAATTGTTAAAGCAAGGTTTTCTAAATAATAAGGAATAGATTTTTTCTACAATGAGTTGGTCTGAAAAATATAAAAAATCTATAGATTGTGACAATCCAAAAGGATTTTCACAAAAGGCTCATTGTCAGGGAAAAAAGAAAAAAATGAATTTTAGTGAATTTAAAGATCCATTAAAATTTTCTAAATTTACTCATAAAACAAAGCACCTTGGAAAGGCAGTTCACCAGTTAGATCCAAATTTGGATTTAAAACATCTGGTTCATCATGCATCAGTTCAATATTTGGATAAAGATGCTGATGGTGATGTTGATATATTTGATAAAATGAATATACCAGATGAAAGTCCAGATAAAGATTTTGAAAAAACTTCCAAAAAATTAATTAAAAAGCAAAAGGGTGAGATTGAACATAGTAAGAAAAAAATTGCTTACTATGAAGGAACTCTCCATCATTGGTTTAAAGGTTCTAAGTCGAAAGATGGAAAACCTGGTTGGGTTCAAGCAGATGGTTCCCCATGTGCAAATGAACCTGGTGAAACTAAGACACCAAAATGTTTTAGTAGTGGAAGACTTAAATCATTAAAGAAAAAGGGTAAAAAAGGTGAATCTTTAATTAGATCTGCTGTTCGCCGTAAAAGACAAAAAGATAAAAATCAACAGTCAAAGTCTGGAGCAGCAAAACCAACAATGGTTAAAACTTTCGCTAAAGGAAAAAAGGATCCTAACTATATTGAGGCAGAACCGGGAATTAAGGAATCAATGGAACTTAACGAAGCAAGAAAAGACAAACCTGGAAAAGGTAGTGGAACAAAAGATGCTTGTTATCACAAGGTTAAGTCGAGATATAGTGTTTGGCCAAGTGCTTATGCATCTGGAGCATTAGTTAAGTGTCGTAAAGTTGGTGCCTCAAATTGGGGAGAATCTGTAGAAATGATTAGATATTGCCCAAAATGTAAAAAAGAAGAAACTAGAAACGAATGTAAGTATGGTTCGAAATATTGGGATATGTTTTCGATGCCAATTAAACTAAAAGATTATACACCAAACACACCACATCCAGGTACTATGCCAGAATCAAAAGATCACGAATATTCAATGGCTCGCTCTGAAATTTCTACTATTATTTCTGCAGCAAAAAGACTTCGTAAAAAAATGAAGGGTGAGGGAAATATTGAAGCATGGGTTCAATCAAAAATTACTAAAGCAGCAGATTATCTTGATTCTGCCGCAGATTATGTTGACAGTGGTGAAATGAGTGAGCAAGTAAAACC